ATACGACACTTGATTGGATCGAAATAATCGAGTCCACGCAGGATCGCCAGTGCCGACTTGCACGGCATCTACATCGAAAATCTGAGCCTCCATCTCATCAAAACAATGCAGATTAGGGTTGCTTGGGTTGTACCTAAAGCAAAAATATCAGCATACAAATAAACCGATATGGTAAAATTACCTTCTAAACCTGCAGCACTGAAGATTGGAGCAGTACCTATTGCAAGCGCTTTGACTGCACTGGCTATACGAGCAAAAATCAGAGAGAGACTCAAGCATCAAATTCATTCGTAAAACAAACACACATATGAAGAAGTACACAAAGAGCAGAACTGTGCCGGGCGTGGTAGTAGGGGTTGCGGCAAGTGCATTGGCTTTGGCTGCTGCAAGATCTAGGCTCAAACATGTAAAAACCCAGACATTGCTAAATTTTCAAGATTACGAAGAGTTAAATCTAGATGAGTATAGCAAGATCCCGACGCATGCAGCCCACCCGGCTCTTGAACAATTACTCGTAGGGAAATGGTTAAGTCCAGACGATATCAATAAGCTCCGACTAAGCGAAACGGGAAATAGGAACATTGGCCTATACGATAAGTCATGCTACTGTGGCGTAACATTCTCGCAATGCTACACTCATTTGGACAATGAAAGAAGGGAGAACGTGGTTGTTAAGCAGGTCCAGTCAGGAACGTGTCTGTTGGCTGCTGAAGACATAAATATGTTTGCCAATCCTTCAGCTATGAACGAGGACTTACAAACATGGAATGCTGCCATATGTAGTGGTCTTTCTTCTGGCTCTACAGTGTATAAGGCAGATCCAGTTGGGATTGAGTGTCTTGATATTTGTGGCACGAGCTCTGATTATCTATCTTTAAATTTTGTAAATGCCATGACGCAGATTATGTTAGCAGCGGCAAGCATTAGAAGTACTATAAAGGGTGTTGGTAAGCCTCATTATCTGCATCTGTCTCTTGTATCAAGCAATTGTGCCGTATCGGCACAATTGTGGATGTCGCCAAACGAAGTAATCAAGTGTCAACTTCTAGATATGAAAAACAATTCGCGTATTAGTATAACTGGACAAGTTAAACCAGGAATAGAACGACAAACAGTTGACTATCAACTACAATGGAAATCTTCAAATTTTAGTAATACTGAGCTAAAAACTTTTTCGCGACTATTGCTTAAGTTCTTTAGAAAGTTCACAGGCCCCATACATCAAAGATTTCCCTATATTATTTTTACGAACGTCGCCATCATTATAGAGCGCGAATCAGCAACTTCCGCAGACAATAACAAAGCATTGTTCCGGACATTGCACGAGCGAAGTGAGCTCATTGCGCAGTGCAACGCAAACAATGCTGACAGTGACAGGAACTTCGAAGCCGGAAGTTTACACATGAAGAAAGAGCGCGTCGCTCATGAAGGTTGGTTTGGACCCTTGCTGTTTGAAATTGAAAAAAAGTCTTGGTGGACAAAAAGGGAGATCGTCCTAGCTCATAACTTGTGCGCCACAGTAATAGGCATGAAGATTTAACTGAACGCCTTGCGGCACCTGTGTTTGAATGCTGGACGTGCTCATTTTGCAACATCACCAAAATCCAACCTGTCGAAATCGAAGTCTACGATGCAAAATATTATAGAAATAAATGATTACAGCTGACACTGCGCAGATACTCAAGGCATATACTACATTGCGAGATAATGTCCAAGGAAGCTTGGTAAAACGAGCTAGAGGTTTCGAGCTCTGGGGAAATATACAGCGCGTCAGCAGCTCAAGCGACTCATCTGAGGTGTGGACAAAGGCCCACGCTGTACACTGCATTCTAAGGGCCACATTTTACGATGACCTTAATAGCCCTGGGACGTTGAAAGAGGGACCCTTTGTGATACAGGGAGACAGTTTGCAAACGGAAGGGAAGCGCATAGTGCTCGGCAGAGTATTGCAAAGCTCGGACACCGAAACCTCTTATGTGAATAAGCTCGCTCTGGTCTCCTTCTTGGAAAAAGATATACTAAAATGTTCTAGTACAGAAGAAATACCCTTCGCAACTACAAACACCTCGTCGCCAAATGCCCCTCCCTGGTCTTACATAGAGCCTGTGTTTGCGGGCAAGTTCAACAAAGCCATTGTTGCATGCGCGGGTGGCTGCTTTGTCATAGCTGCGTTGAACACGCCTACAGTGCAACCGCAGTATGCTAAAGATCTGCTGTCAAATCTGGTGAACATTGACATCGTCGCATTTGCTCCGGGCACTCCCGCCGTCATCTATAGATTGGCAAGAAATGCCGTGTTGGTTGCTCCTGCTGACTTTGAAGATAAACTGCAGGATTTGCAAATGAGGCTGCAGCTTCCTACATCTACTCTTTTCCGTCATCGTCTCCCGAGTGAAGGGGACTGGCAGATTTCGGCCTCAATGGCCGATAGCGACATGCTGAGTGGTGGTGTGTCAGCCAGCATTTCACAGATTAGAGACAATGCACCCGACATTGCTGTATATGCGCAACCTTTGGTTGGATGGCAATTACCCGAAAGAAGACTTGTGCTGTACATAAACTGCAGATACGCTAGCATAACTGATGTTACTCCTGGAAAGGGCATCAAAACCAATCTACAACCTTGGATGGCAAAGGGCCATCGCATGGGTGTGCAAACTGTAGTGGACACGGACAAGTTTTCCCCATTAAAACCCGGCGAAACAGCTATTGGACAAAAGGAGCGACTAGGGAACATTATACGGGAAACATCGCAAGCATCACTAGTGCTTTTGTCGGTTGAAGGTGGAAAGAAGTCGCTAGATGCAGTCACTCGTCAACTCGCGGATGCTCTGACAACCGCAATGAACGAGTCGGGCTTGTTTTCGGGTACAGTGACGGTACAGGTGAATGCAGATCTTGTGATCACGAAAGGAGAAACTGTTCGGTTGCATTCAGGCAGCACCGTAATGCTGCCTGAGTACGCATGCTCAGCGTCGTCTGCTCGAATGGCTTGTTTGGCATCCATGATAGCAGCGGGCCTCAAGTTGACCTTTATCCCATGGTCACGAACCAAGCAAGGGTTTGCATTATCATAGTGCCTTCCTAATCGCCCGCGTACATCTGCATACCGGTAAGCACCCCCCGATGGGTATTACCGGTCATTCTAACATCTCAACTCCCAATTCATCGCATACAATCGCGACGTCGGCCCAATAATAAATGCGCTGCCTAGCAAATGCCGGGTGCTTGCAATTTACTGCGAGTCCCGCTGACGGCGGATAGAATTTGCTCTCGAGAGCAGGCGCCACGCGTCTCACATGGCTTTCACTCATAATTTTGTACTGAGGAGAGCTGCGACAAGCAGCGCAAAGAGGAAGGGAATTAGTACAACGACGGCTTTTAACAACCGCCAGCTTGTTCGAAGTGCCACACTCCGTGCAATATATTTCTGCGTGTAAGGGCTTCTTATAAAGCATGGTTTAGTTAGCAGTGTTTTCGCTCTCGCGCATTCCGTCAACATAGCACTTCCAGCACGACACGCTGAGCAGAAGCAGACAATCTCGTTCAAAGGAGAGTACATCCGCGCAAAGGAGGATCCGCCATTGTAGTTCCAAGCTCTTGAAGCTTTCCGCATCGTCGCTTGCGCGACATGCACTAGCTTCACTCAAACAAACTTCAATTTCATTCCATACCTCGGCAGACCGGGAGGCACCCTCTCCAGAGGGGGTGCCAAATAAAAAGCGCCTAGCTAAACATCTCGCGTGTTCCCAGTTCAAGACGTCGTCAGACCCTGGGTGTCTGCTAATTCCGATGTGTCCACCAGAGCAACAGTATATCTGCTTCGACTTACCCACAGGTGGTGGTATCAGTCGACCACAAACACCACACGCTAAGTCTTCTGGAGAACACTGAAGCTGAAGATCACAATGGTAAAAGGTTCGAACATGAGCTCCGCGTGTATTGCTCGCATGTGATAGCAGTTTGTTATCTACATCGGAGCTCGCAAATACATGCGAGCAACACGAAACGTCGCGCTCGAGACTAGACTGCGCGCTAAACATATTCCAGACATCAATATATAAAATATGCGGAGTCCAAGAACAAAAACTCCGCGCAACAAGAAACTGCGCAATATGGAACCGTATTTGTTGTTCGCATTCTTTGGCATTACCGCTAATGCTGAGTACTCTCACAGCTTTTTCCAGCCTAAGTGTCCAGGAGCAAGTGAAGTGCATGCGCGGTTTACTTCACGGATGTGAAGTACCTCAACTCGTTAGTCGCATACGTCTGGCTTCATTGACGCAGTCGCAAAGACCATTCGCATGCGAGGTGCGGAAGAGCTGTATCTGATGCCAGATAGTCCCTCGTGCGTCGCGTCTTTTCCACGAGCGCGTGCAATTCGGATGTTTGAAGCATCTAGCGGCATGCTTGCACGATAGAACATCTACGTGCCCGTCTTCGTATTCGACATTGAGGCATTGAGTTCGCCAATTATTCACTATGTTATATATTCCACTCGGAAAGCGATAGCCGCGCCGTGTCTGCGATCGGGCGTCTTGGGTATTCGACGCTACCGATCAGCCTCTATATCGCAGGCGCGCACCCGAGAGTAGACGCGATGTACACTGTTTTGGCACAGCCTCTAATATGTGTTAGTGCAAACATTTCGGCGTAGTAGTCGTGAGAACAAAATTGCATGTCAGCCACATGAACACGCAAAACTACAGTTTTTATTCTTGATTAAAATGTATTGGATGTTAATGATCCACACGTTACACACGTTACACACTGTGTGCTAACTATAGTGTGAATGATATCTGATGCGACTTTCATTTTTATAGGTCCACCCAGCTTTCCAATACTTGTCAGGAAATCACAAATCGGACTATGCCCGCTGTGCCTTACTAAACATTTCGGCGTAGTAGTCGTGAGAACAAAATTGCATGTCAGCCACATGAACACGCAAAACTACAGTTTTTATTCTTGATTAAAATGTATTGGATGTTAATGATTCAATCGCTACAATCTGATCGCTAACTATTGGGCGAATACTATCTGATGCGACTTTCATTTTTATAGATCCAAAAATGATGTCTTTTCCTTCCATGTTTTTACAGCTATGGTTAACATCACCACAACCATCGCCCTGTAAAGATATCGTAGGTTGTTCGAACTGTTTAGGACCATACATATACTCGTTGAATATATTTCTACATTCTTTTTCAGAATCTTTGGATGTCAGGTCTGGTTTTAATGTAACCAGAAATGTCTTAAAATCTGGTTTCTGCCATTCAAAATTTGACATTCCAGAGGCTGGCTGAGTTTTTTCTAGTGACACCGAAATATCGATACGGTTGCCTGCCCATAATAACAATTTAAGATCTGCGTTTATTCCGTCTTCTAGACTAAATTCCATCATTACAGTCCTAAAATTTTCTTTATCTAAATCAAAAAGAAATCTTGCGAATTTGCATGCTCTAGAATGCTGCTCCTCATAGGCATCTTTCATCACCTTTAGCAACAGCTGTGTAACGAGATTCATGAAATTCAGAAGCACATCTCCAGAAGGATGAGGCAATAAGCCTGATCCACAGTACTCATTGTATAACTCAATTGGCATATTTTTAGCTGTTGGAAAGGTATTAATTCCTTGAGGTAAACTGTAACATATTGCAACATTTTGTTGCTTAGGTGTTGCTGTATGAGGTGTTACTAGAGAAGTGCCTGCAGTGATAAGTTCATGTGAAAATGCCACGTTACAATAAGACTTATAAATCCCCAAATGAATTCCCAAGCTGTACTTTGTAGCATTCAGTTTCTGCCGTAGATTTATTTTATTTGATGCCTTTCGTGCAGCATATACACTCCCAGCCACCAATGCGCTACCTGCTCCAATTTTCCATATAGTTTTGGTAGCCCTCCTGCCTTTCTTCCTCATTTTTAAATCATAGCAATATAAAAAAAATTGGCACCATATATAAAGAAAGTCCCCGTATACAGAGTCATATTGCATCAACATTGCCGCTTATTCGGCGGGAGAAAACGTCACCCTTCGCCATGCGTGCGCTTCCAGATGAGATTGGACGGACGGCACGGGACTTTTTTGACAGCGTCTATTCCCTGGAGCGTGCTGATTGCAGACGTCTTGCGAGGTACGCGAAGGAATTCTGGGTCAACAATCGGCGTCTGTGCTCATTTCAAAGAAGAGCCAAGCGTGATAGGGAGGATCTTTACCGCATTCTGCTCTCCTCGCGGTGCCACATCCCCGAAGAGCTCTGCGGCCATGTACTCCGCATGGCACTTTGAAACTGATCCAGCCCATGCGACGATCCGCGTCCCGCCCTGAAGTCGATGTTCACGACTAACTCGAAACTGCACGACGTGAACGAGAACAATTACAGTAGGATAAATAAATGATGAAGAGATGCGGGTTGTATATAGCCCATATGAAAGACAAGACTGGGGTTCTCATGAGCGAACAACAAATAACCGCGACACTCGACCAATGTCAACTTAAGGGAGCGCAAAAAACAACGCTACGTGAGGTGTTCTCTATTCTCCTATCTTTAAAACGCGAGGGAGGGTCAAGTGCGGGTGTATATGAGCAAGTGCGCCTTTGCATGGAGTCAATGGGAAAGTTGCCATATACCGCTAGGCTCATTGAGTTGCATCGACCCACTTTAGTAGATTTGTCGCTTCATACGAAATGGACACCAGGGATGAAGAACGATTGGGCTGAGCGTATACAGACACTATTGCTGGTGTTATGTAATAATTTTGGATATCAAGTCGAGACGGTCAAAACGGAATGTGACACAATGCAACATCGTGGAAATGAAAGAACTACCGCACAGAATGAAAAAGTAAGAGAAGAAATTCACAATTTGCTCTACGGCTCCTCCGGACACATGGCTGAATTTATGCTACAAGGCTCCGATGCTTCAGAGCCGACTTTAAAAGGAGTAGTTCAACTATTAAAAACAAATGCGGTTGTTTTACTGGACGACGAATTAGGTCGCATGATGCGACAATTTAAATCTGAAGCAGTAAAGTGGAGAGGTTTGGAGTTGATGCAGCACGCTTTGTACATGGCTAATCGGGAATTCACCGATGTGCAGAAATATGGATATGCTCGAGCAGGTTGGGAAGAAGTTAGCTCAGATTCTAAAACAAAACACGACCTAAGCACGACAAAGCATATCGCCGAGTTTCTTTTATCTGAATTTGACTCACTTAGTCGCGGAAAATACAATTTCAGTATTCCAACTTCGGGCATTGTCCTGCCCGAGCAACTCTGAATTACTATTCCACTCACCCCCCTAGGAACTCGAACTACTAGCCCAGTGTCTGTCTGTATATTCTTGATTTCACGCTCATTCATCAGAGCTCGTTTTTGCTTGACAGTGGCGCATGTTGGCGCGTCCTCAGAGATTGGAACCATTGGTTGAGGCTCCCGTACGCTAAGGTCTTGAAGATACGCCCGAACAAGTCCTGCAGAGATGGACGCCGGGAATGCAATCTTCTTGTCACGCGCATCTCTCAGCGCTTGATTCAATAGCGAGGCAACCTCATCACCCCAAAGTTCACAGAGTGCCCACCTTCTTGGGTTTATCCCTGTACATCTATACACGCTCGACTTAGACGTCAAGTACGCGCCAGACGAAGTGCATTGTATCGGCACACCCTGTTGCAACCAAACACGCAAGGCGGGGTCGGAACGTTTGCAGCGAGACTCTGTCTGATTTATCCATTTGTCGATCGTGGTCAATAACTTGCTTCTACATGCTTTCGTAAGTGCCTCGTACAGTGTCTTCGCAGCCCACTGTTTGTTCTCTCTCGCCTCTTGCTCTCCCTCCTCTCGCCTGCGTTGCCAGTGCTGCTTGATTCTTTCTTCCCATTCCTCCTGAAGCCGGTGCGCCTCACGGGCTTTAGCTTCTACACACCGGCGCTGCTGCTCTTCCTGAAGCCGGTGTGCCTCACGGGCGTTTGCTTCTATACACCGCCGCTGCTGCTCAAGAGCTCGTTCGGAAGCAAGACGCCGCCGCGCTTCTTCTTCGTCGGCTCGAGCAATGCAAGATGCACATCTTGAGCGATTCACACCAGACAGAACCAAAGGCAAGCTGCGCGTCGCCTCCTCGTAGTCGAACCACTCCACCTCAAACACGTTATCACCAAACGTGCTCGCAAGGTCTGCCAGCTTCCCTCCGCTGCATCTGTGCGTGTGTAGCACCTCGACGACAGCTCCTGTGGAATCCATGTCGTTATGCGCCAACAGGTCCACTCGATAGCGTCCACCATTGGTCACAACATCCTGTTCGAATGCCGCTTCAGTCCCCTTCCATCGCACCACCTCTTCGCCGCATTCTGAACAAACCTTGGTGAAGGCAATACTACCGATGTTCTCTTTGATGAAGAGCTTGCAGGTTTCGTGAATTGCACCTTCTCCACCTCCAGAGCAGGCGGCCGCCCCGGTATCGTCAGTTGCCGCTTTGTGGGCAAAGTGGTGCGATCTCTGCAGCCCTTTCCGGAGGACGCATGCCGCGCCGCATTCCTCGCAATGGAACGGCTCATCGCAGTTGGTGGTAGATATGGCAAGACGCCGCGCGCCATGCCGATCCACGGCAATTGGCACTTGCGGCACTTGTGGCATGATGGTTGGCGTCGATGTGTTCCAGATATTGCGAAATTGATTTAAGTACCAAGCTAGCGCCTTGCGTCTTCGTGTCAAAAATCGGAGACGCGTGTCATTGATTCATTCTGTCATGAATGCAGCCGCGCTCATTCTTACTTAGCGGGCGCCTACGCTTCGTGATTGAGATAAGTAGCATACATGGGAGCCGCAATATTGTAATCATGCTCGAGGGATGATGTATGACGGTGTGGACATAAATCGTGTTTTATGCTGCCGGCGTCGGTGCTACATTAAAAAACAAGCGAGGCAAACGAGATATCTACTGCATGTTGCTGACGTTGCGAAGGCATTTTCCAGATGAACTCTGCGGCCATGCACTCCGCATGGCACATTGACGTTGCAGATGCGTCCTTATGATTTCACAACAAAGTGTTCTAAAAGTATACGCGTACACACGGCCTCAGTCCAAGGCATTCAGATTAATGACTTCGATATCGTCCGTGGATGGATACACAGCAGCGTCGCACACGCGACGCGGGGAACTCGATGCGACGCCTGGACACTGCAAGGACGATGACCCGCCGTCACGTCTCGGACACCACACAAACCCTGCTTTTTCTAGTCGCCGCTCGCGGTCTGCGGCGAGCTTGCCAGCCTTGTGTCTCGTCCGCATGTTGTCGACCCACTTGCCCAGAGCAGGATTCGGATTGAATCTGTTTGGAACATTGCAATGGCCACGCGCCTCCTTGAAAGCGAGGAGCTCTTCGAATCTCCGTTCCCATTCGCTTTCCTGAGAATCCCAGATGAGCCCTGTTTTTTCTAGTTGTCGCTTGCGGTCTGCGGTGAGCTTGCCAGTCTTGTGGGCTTGCCGCATATTATTGACCCACGTGCCCAGAGCAGGATTCGGCTTGTATCCTTGTGGAACACTGCAATGCCCCTGCGCCTCCTTGAAAGCGAGGAGCTCTTCGAATCTCCGCTCCCATTCGTTTTCAAGAGAATCCCAGACGAACCCTGCGTGTTCTAGTCGCCGCTCGCGTTCTGCGGTGAGCTTGCCTGCCTTGCGGTTCTTGCGCGTATCGCCGACCCACATGCCCAGAGCAGGATTCGGCTTGTATGCTCGTGGAACATTGCAATGCCCCTGCGCCTCCTTGAAGGCTAGGAGCTCTTCGAATCTCCGTTCCCATTCGTTCTCAAGTGTATCCCAGAGGAACCCGGCTTGTTCTAGTCGCCGCTCGCGGTCTGCGGCTAGCTTGCCAGCCTTGTGGCTCGTCCGCATGTTGGCGACCCACGTACCCAGCGAGGGATTCGGCTTGTATTTGTTTGGCACATCGCAATGCCCATGCGCCTCCTTGAAAACGAGGAGCTCTTCGAATCTCCGGTCCCATTCGTTTTCAAGAGAATCCCAGACGAACCCTGCGTGTTCTAGTCGTCGCTTGCGGTCTGCGGCGAGCTTGCCAGTCTTGTGACTCTTGCGTATAGTGCTGACCCATTCGCCCAGAGCAGGATTTGGCTTGTATCCTTGTGGAACATTGCAATGCCCCTGCGCCTCCTTGAAAGCGAGGAGCTCTTCGAATCTCCGTTCCCAGTTGGTGTCATCCGTGTCCCAGACGAACCCTGCTGTTTCTAGTCGCCGCTCGCGTTCTGCTGTGAGCTTACTGGCCCTGCGGTTCTGCCGCACGTTGGAGACCCACGCGCCCAGCGCAGGATTCGGATTGTACCTTTGCGGCACACTGCAGTTGCCGTGTGATTGTCGATAGGCGAGGAGTTCGCCGAACCTTTCGTCCCAGCTGCCGTTTCCAGATAGACGTATGGCAGCGGTGAGCACATGCTGTCGACAGAGCGCGCTCGCGCTCGTCATTTCGCCGGCCTCACGCACCACTACGTACTCCCCCAGAGCATTCTCAACCTCTTCTGCTGTAAGCGTGCCGTTGTAGCCATAACGCTCCCGTGCAGCCTGCAGCGCAGCGCGCAGCCCCTCGTCGTGATCCTGGAGAGCGTCGAGAACCTTGAGCGCAATATCGAACCCTTTGGTGCCATAGAGTTTGTCGCTTCCTGCTACCTTGACGATCGGTGCGAGGATGGTTCCGCATGTCTTGCCAGGCGCGATGCGCATGACACGCCCTGCCAGCTGGACGATGTCGATCACTGACGATTTAGGATCTGCAACGACCGCGAGCTCGAGAGCGGGCACGTCCACGCCCTCCTGCAGGCAGCGGCAGTTCGAGATGATGCATCGCTCTTCTTCGCGTAGAGCCTTCATGGCAAGATCGCGTTCGTTGCTCCGTCCTCCGCTTACAGTATATACTGGAGCACTGCCTACTGTCCGCAGCTCCTCCGCAAACTCGTTAGCTCGCTTGTTCGTAGACGAATACACCACCGCCTTGCCAAACTGGAGCACGTGCTCTTGCACCGCTTTTGCCAGCAACTGCCTGCGCTCGTCTAGCGCGCGCTCTATTAAGGAAGCGCCGTCCTCATCCTCCCCGTTATCAGAAAACGAATCCAAAATAAGAATCTCCAGTCTGTAGGGGACAACAAGCTCAAGGCTCCTCGCCCTGGAGAACGGCAGACGGTGCCAAACCTCCCCATAAAGAGCCTCGTTGTCCATGGACACAACGAAGTTTCCCATCTCGCTCAATCGTGGCGTGGCCGTGAAGAATAAACGTTGTGCGCAGCGAAGGTTTCCGTCATCAAGAGCCTGCGCCCGGTGTCCACCAGACCCTGCGGTACGGTGCGCTTCATCAAAGATGGCGAAATCGAAACCAGGCGCCGTATGCTGCGCCTCGCGCAAGATATCTACGCTGTGGTATGTCGATATCACGACCGCGTTGGCATCCGGCACAGATAGAAACTTAGACACCTCCTCAGCGCTTCGCGTGATTGGCACATCATCTGTAGCACCGCCTGAGCAGACGCATAAGAAGCGGAGTTCCGCTTCGCGAGGGTGGCGCTTGCACCATTCCGCTTTGATTTGGTGCACGAGCAGGATGCTAGGAACCAGCACAAGGACCCGGAATGGTACCTCATTGGCATTTCGTTCCGCTTGCTGAGCGGCTGCTGCTAATACGCCCACAAAAGTCTTTCCGGTCCCGCAAGCCATGTGGAAAGTAAAGCGCGACGGTGTGTGTTGTGCCCAGAAGGCTTTCAGCGCTTCAACTTGGTGCTCCTTGGCTCCAAGCCCACGCGCCCATTCGCCTCGGAAATCGTCATTCGCAACACCGTTCGAGACGTCTCTCCAACTTCCCTCATCATATTCCATGTCTGAATGGCAATAAAAAGAATCTGTACACTAGCCTGTAGTGGTCTGTACCGCAGCACACGCAGCCATAGCTCCTCTCATGCTGTACAAGATGCTATAGCTCCTCTACAAAAAGCTAGATACTGAGGGTCTCATCGGTGATCTGTACACTAGTCTGTAGTACATATTCTTTCTCAGGCAGGATCTGCTCAGATATTAGAGGACCTCTTGGTATGTGTCGATATAAAACAAGCCACATTGTATACACGTCGTACTAACAAAAATTGTCGTCTGCCGTCTTGATCACAGATTCGTAAGCGGCAACATGCACGTAGAGTTCGCATTAACCACTATGTTTTGCCAGCGAAATTCTTTCGGAGCGTGTGTGTTCATGTTAATGCCGGCGTATGCTTGTTCAGGACATGGTATAGCGAGGCAAGCATCCAAAGGAATTACGCGCGTATACGATAAATGATGAACAGCTATCATCTGTCTGCATTTGTTGCGTTTGTCGCTCTATCATTTTTAATAGTAGGGTTTTGTATGTATAATTCCGTTACACGAAAAAGATTAGAAATGTCTTACGTTTCAAAGCTACAAGTTCCGCCATATGTAGTTTTTGTTTGCTGGTTTGGAGGGTATCGAAACAAAGCGAGCATGAAGGGAAATCGCCTTTCCGCTTACACGTCGCTCCAAAAAAACATTGGAGTGCCTCTCGTAATGATAACAGACGAGAACATCGCCGACTATGTAGCTGTCCACCCAGCTTTCCAATACTTGTCAGGAAATCACAAATCGGACTATGCCCGCTGTGCCTTACTAAACAAATTCGGAGGAGGCTATCATGACATAAAACATCGATCAAAAACTTGGAAGAATGAGTGGAACGTGGACAACTGGACTGCGGACGACAACGTGTGGATGTATTGCGTTAGAGAAAGACATCCTTCGCACATTGGCTATCCTCCGGGAAAGAAACACATTCAAGCACAATACAAACGGCTCGGTAGCATGGGCTGGCTGATCTCTAAGCCGCGGACGCCTTTCTTACAAGATTTGCAAGCGGCAATACACGCAGAGATGGACAATAATCTGGACAAGCTACGCCAACACCCTGGGCATAAACCGGGAGGATACTACTCCGACACGCCGTTTCGACCCGACGTTCCAAAAGATTCGTATCCTTTGCGATGGTTGCAAGTTATGGGAGAATTGAGCCATCCGTTGATGCTCGAGTATTCTGATAAAATCAAGTTTGGTCTACCCTCGCCAGATACGCACCTTTCATACAAATGATTTCAGTTTAGCCTGTGTGAGGTTTATTGTAGAAAAGAAGTATAGCACACTCCGTATTACCTCAAACAAAAATGTCACAGCGCGTTGTTCAATGGTCGTCCCCCTGGATACTCCAAAATTCAATCAGGGATCCAAACAATCCACCATGGGAGGCTCCACGGGAATCCGAGCTAGTGTACGACTCTTCGAGAATGACGGGCTCTACTCCGTTCTCCACATCTTTCCAGATACAGAACGATTTCTATTCGAATATGCAAAACGAACTGCACAAACCCTCTTCAAATTCTCCAAGGAACAGCTTTTCTATGGGGTTTTATCCTGGGCAAGCGTACATGACACCAGGATATAGACCTGGAGTTGGAGGAGGGTGGCGAGCGTTCGAGAGCGAATTCTCTCGTGCTGTCCCTGGATGCATATTGCAAGGACGCACGTCAACTGGCCTCCCATATTGTCGATTGCGAAATATGTAGATAACAGGCTGTCTGAAAAAGGACAACCCGCAACAGGGCCGCTACAGCCCCCTGAGAGCATGACAACAGCGCTGCCATGTGAGAGCCAGCTATTAAAAAAAGCCTACCCTCAGGTGTGCAAGTGTCGAAACAGAAGTTCCCTCCCATCAATCAGACAATGTGCAACAAGTAGGTCGCAAACGCTCACTGGCTAAGTGCTGGTAGATGGCTACCATGTTTCGCGCCGCATTGATATCGCGACGCCAATGCAAAGGATGCCGATCTGCGCTATAACAATTCCGACACACCATTACACCATGTACCTTCTTACCGCCAATCTGCTTCCCTTCCATCTTCAAAAAGCATCTGGAGCATACCTGAGAGGTGAAGGCTTCGTGTACCAGTACAGTTTTGTGTGGAAATTCGGGAACATCTAACTGAGACCATTGGCATCCAAAATTTGCAAACATAAAATCTACGCTCGAGAATATATGCGACACTAAGTTTGCGTCGTCTTCCCTGTGGGTTTCGTATCCGTTGAGTTTCATAACGGTGAACCGCATGAGCAATTGCGTTTCGAGTCGAGACAGACTGCATTGGTCACTTCTCCTCTTAAAAGTCTATGTATTCTTGTGTTTCGTACTTTCGGTTTCTTCTATTCAGTATTTCTCGGATTTAAACTGAGATAGTCTCTAAGTGTATCTACTATGGAGTCGTCTTATTCTCCGTTACGCGTAAATGACAACGACCTGGTATTGCTCTCCCTTCGATTCCCATGAAAGATCCTCATGTCGGCCTTATCCATCTGTACAGCCCGATCACGCCTGTTACGACAAAGAAAAAGATTGTCACACCTCAGTGGCTAGCAGCAAGCCAGTCTTTTGCTTAAGCAATCAGAGCATGAATGGTCGACATTACTGCTCCGACATGCATATCACCAGAGACCTCTGCTATGATTATGGGAAAGCGCAACACAAAGAATACGATACGCAAAAAGATTGCCTCAAAGATTTCCCAGTCGGTTTTGTTTCTGATGTCCAAGCGCCCACTGCGGTCCATACACTTTCCCCGCACAGTGTCCCGCATCATGCCCCTTCCTCACACCGTGTCCCCGAGTATGCTCCTCCCTCGCACGGTGTCCCACATCACGAATCACCAATATCCCCCAGCTCACAACATAATCACGCACAGCCCGATCGACATCATGCACCGTCCTCGGCATCACACGGAGCGCCACATAAACACACGCAGCCAGAAGCATCACACAGATCACCACATAAACACACGCAGCCAGAAGCATCACACAGATCACCACATAAACACACGCCGCCAAATTCGCGCCCGAGCGGACAGCCAGATTCGCGCCGGCATGTGCAGCCACAACAGGTACCGAGTGACAGACCCTGGGATATACTGCCACATACACGCCCAGGCCAAATACCCACACCCACTCCTTTGCCTGCACGGCCGCACAATTCGCTCGCCTCCCCAAGTGTACCGCTATATTGACAATAACAACACCGGAACTGCACTTGTATAACTCTCTGTCCGGGTTTTGGATCACGCTGTAATCATAATGTTGATGCATGTTATGTATGGTGTACACTCAAACCACGTTGTTAGACGTCGTTATCGCGCCGCGAACGTTTTTGACGTAGCTTGTATCGATGACCAAGGGGCCGTCATCATTCCTGGATGCTCTACTTGCGCATGAGTAAAACACGTCTTCAAATATCCTCGCTTTGGACCACATAGCGAAGTAATGGTAGACGGTCTTATAGGAAGCGCCGTTTAGAGGGAGTTGACTCCATTGCCACCCCGTCCTACAAAAGAAGACGATGCGATCTAATATATCTGCCGTTGTCAGTTTCCGCTTACGTCCTAGATTTGGCCAGTTCGACCTTTTAGCTTCGAAAGCGCATATTGCGTGCATGAGTTCATTGTTGAGCTGAATTCGCATTTCGACTGCAAGACCGTTCTTGACTTTTCAGACACATTTTCAGACGACCTCTAAATACTATTGCGGGAGTGTGCGTGCGCGGACTTACTGAGATTTTTTTTTGCCTCGAGTCGTGCCATCGGAGCGGCCACGAATGCCGAGAGGAGGATCTTTGAAACGTATTATTATGCGATCTCTAATGAGTCTCTCTAATGAGTCTCTCTAATGAGTCTCTCTAATGAGTCTCTCTAATGAGTCTCTCCAATGAGTCTCTCCAATGAGTCTCATTAGAGAGACTCTCCAATCGAAAGTAACATACCAGCAGAAAGGTCGTTCTCAAATTGATTGTTCAACGCCGCCACATAATCTCGTTCAGAGGCTTCACCGAGAGTATCCTTTCTGGGCAGAGGCGCCGAGCACTTCCCACTGATACCACAGACTCTCTTGATGTGCAAGCGTCGTTTCATGTCCTCCTTTGGAGCTTTCTGATAAACACGTAGCTGCGCATCGCGGCAGGCCAAAATATCTGCGTTCGTTATACTTTCCGTGTCCGGGGAATTCTTGCATACCGGGCTTACAGCGTCGACATCAGCATAGTTTCCTGTGAAACTCACAGCAGAAACTGTGAGACTCTGGGCCGTATCTATAGCTTTTTGTTTTTCATGCTTCAACGCAGCACGCCTTGAGGTTCTAGCAAAGGCAGAGCGGATATTTGCTTGGGTGATCTGATTTTGAATGTTTGTTGCTGATTGACTGGGAGTCGTAACTACCTCGGAGTTGCTATAGACACACGCTGGCTGCAAAGCCAACGAGGCGCGTGAGCGATGATCATCGTCTGTGATAGTCTTTGGGGATACTCTTTGTCTTTCTTGTTCGTACCGAGCCATGACATGCGCTGTGCGGGTGCGTCGCTTCCTTGGATCACCCTCGCTTAACTCGGTTGCATGAAAAGACCAGCTGGAGTCAATCCGGTGTTTTGTATTCAACCCATTCGATACGATTTCTGCGGGAAATTCGAGCGTGAGTGTAGCTCTGTAACCTACAAGTGCGTCCTTCAAAGTTGCGCCGAGTAGCCAGGAAAGGCCTCGCGTGTTATACGTGCCCGTCCTGAGAAATAGTAGGAGACAATTTTGAAACATAGCACTAATGAGCTGCATTGCGCATGTTTCGTCTAAACGCACACCACCGCTATAAACCGCGATTACAAGAGGCGGGAAGTCTTCACCCAAGAAACACTTCAATATTGACACCGTTGTTTTAGTGCCACTCATCTGCGACATTGCATCGCATAAATGGCTCGATAAGCTGCATAGCGCAGGGTTGTCGCAAATTATATATCGCAGCGCTTCTACACCTTTCACGGCACGCCTTATGAACCACAACGCGCGCAGGTCGATGCAGTTGATGTGGAAATCAGAAGCGTCTGCAATGTCAGCGACGAGAGTGGTGAGCCTGAGGCAGAAGGCAGCTGTGCTTCTGCCTACATGCCGTGCGGGATCATCGAGCTCTGCCACAAATATGAACGGTCTTAAACGCGAACACATGACCTTCAGCGCCAAGCGAAGCTCTATGAGGAACCTGCAATCTGCACCAAAAACGCGCCGCCTCACTTCAAGGTTCTGGACATCGTCGGAGAAAATCACCTTTTCGTGACCTGCAACACAGCGAGCAACGGTGACCACGTCAGCTCTCCCCATTTAGCTACCGTAATAGGAATGGGCGCACTAGATCTTACAAAAGTGCCCTCTACCGAGTCCCGCGTCCACAAGCAGTGCGTGTTACTATAGTCTGTCTGTAGTTGGAAAGGCACCAAATGTTGCTCTGAGGGAACGTGAGGTGCAACACTGCTCTTCACTTACCGGTACGCACTTCCAATGTCCGTAGCACACGTACGCCCGTTTTGTGTACAAAGTGTAAATTCTTTTACTATGTTCGTACAACTGTGTTGTGCACACTCTTAACTCGTATCAAGCAGAGGTTTGGGCTTCATTTTCTTATAGTCCCGCGCCATTGGAGAGCGTACTGAGTGTTAACGCTTCTGCCCCAAAAAGTAAACGTAAAGAAAGTCGCAACTCGCAACTGTACCTCCTCTCGCACAAACACGTGAGGTCGGGTGCAGGTTACACATGTTACTGCGAAAACCTGCATCTCTGTGTTGGGCTGATCTCGAAGACAGCGAGTCAATAGATGTCCAAACGAGAGGGGAGCGCAGTCCTTATTCTCCATGCAACATTCGCCATGATCGATTAGCGAAGATTGTGCATATGCATAATAGAGCGTATTTTCAGGCGTGCGCTAGAAGCAATACAAAAGAAGGTCTCAAGTTCTATATGGTACGTGTGCGCACCTTCATTACGCTGGGGCTAAGAGCCTTGTATGCAGAGAATTACACTGGACCTTCTTATCTCCCACGTATGGTACTCTATAATAGACGCTGCTAATTCCTTCATCCAAATGCAGAAGCAAGAGAAAGAGTACATTTGATTGGTGTGATGCTCGGACAGACGTACGAGGCGTATCTTTCCGCCTTTACGCACTGGGGCGTCACATTCTTTTGTAAACTAGCGCAGGCTCCGGCCACTTGCAGTCCACAGTCTCGCACCGCCGTATCATAGGCATCTTTAGACAGCACGTCGCGACATGGTCCTTCAACAGGGGGGGCAGGCTCTGAAGCTGGACTGCCAATCTCATCGGGCTCAACGCCCGGTGAGCGAGCGACACAAGTACAGATGCTGGACCATTTAGAGAGAACCGAACGGTTTAAAAGCGTTGGATAAATGGTGTCAGCATAGTCGACTGCCGCTTCACAGCCAACATTGCATAAATCGATATCATGCCCTGTGCACTCTGTACAGGAAGCGCAGTTCAAAGTTTTGTTAGCCGCCCAATCATTCTCAGCGAGGTCTTGAAACCCACGGGCATAAGACACGCGCTTTTTGGCTTCTAACAGAAACACGTAGTCCATGCTCTCCGCATAAGGATCGCATAAGAAGTCATAATTGCCTTTGTATGTCTTCTTGCAGCATCCGCTTCCATCCGCAGGTACACCGCCTAATGCAGGATACACTCCAGCTGGTTTGTTTGGCAGTCCCAAAGGTGCAAAGCTCTTGTAGTTGAATAACCAGCTTCTGATCAACTTGCGCAGGCCTGGCGTATACGTGATGCCTTCTCCAAACATAACAAAAGAAGGTTGGGCATCATCATCTTGGGGAATGCATGCCATCGCTTCCGCATCCTCAGGCACCGCCGTTCGAGCTCCAATGCAAGTTGCTTGGCCCAGAATAGTCTTGTTTCCCATCACAAGCACACCCTGGCATCCTAATTTCAGATGCATTCCCCCACTTCCGGCAAGGCTGCAGTTTGTAACTAAGTCTACGTGAATGCATGAGAAGTTCCCCATAGCTAGCTTGTTTGCATTTGCAACTTTGGCGCTGGACCCAGCAGACCAATAATCCCCGCCCAGCACACAATTACCAATACCCGCTACGGCACCCTGCTGTGTCCACACGAAACCTCCCATTTGGTAAACTTTCAAGCCGAACAATGCGTACACTCTGTTCTGAAAGAACACGCGGACTAGGTCGCGAGCTTGGGTTTGTTGTGCTCTAGATCCTTTCTTGCCAGGAGTACTAGCGGCTATGGTATATTCCTGCGGATTGTTTGAAATAAGTTCTCCAGTAGTTTCTCCGTTAATAGGCACGTAGTTTACAGTTGTATCGATGCCCTGGAAATCTCTATGGGCCCAGACTGGAGTTTCATTGTTGGCTTCTATAATGCCGCCAGTCAAACTGTAGAGAGTGTTTTCTGCAAAAAGAACGTAAGTTTGGACGCTAGGATTCCTGTCGAAATTTTTTACATTTCCGCGGGCTTCGTACGAACCATCTGCAACAAGAACGACAAATAAATCTTGCATATCATTCGGCACACACTCTCGGCTCAACCAACGTTCTTTATTCTTACCTTTAGAGAATCCAACGAGAGATCGCCCAATAAGACCAGGTAGCTTCAGTGCCGCCTCCCCGGTACATAAATTGGCAGGTCCACTTTTGGTGCGGGGGTTCACAGGTATAGTCCACACGGCCACTCCCGACGCGCCGTTATTACATATGACGTTTCTGAATATGAAGTTATACGTATTTGTCAGCCAGATAGACGCTACTGGGTAATTATCAAACCCACCATTGCCAATTACAGCGCTGGGGTTTTGAGTATCTTTATATACATTCAGTTTGTCCGTGCCGCGTCCGGTCATTATGCAATTGCACATAAGGTTGTGCTCTATACTGTTGTTGTGCTCCACGCCGTCTTCAAAGAAAATTCCGTTGCCCATGCACGTGCAGAAGACGTTGTTACTCACGTGCGCAAAATTGGTTCCATGAAGCACTAACCAGCGCGAATACGAGCGCCAATTCGAAGAATTGCAGAATCGCAGATGCCGCACCGCCTTTTCTTTAGCGTACAGCGTAAAGCGGGGCCCCCAGCCTGCACAGTGGAAATGGATGCTATATTGTCCCAAAGATCCGCAGTTCCCGGGCAATCCCATTTGATATAGCTCAACTCCATCGAAAACAAATGCTGCAGCATATTGTATTTTTATGGACCCTCCTAGAATACATGGCAACCCCGTGCAATCCGAGTCTCCCAGCAGATATGAGCCACGTGGCCTATAGTCAGAGGGTGGCAAAAACGGAGGAGACGGAGCAACCGCTTCGCAGTCATATGGGGGCATATACTCATCGGAATGCAAAAACTCGCCTATTGGCATTTCCAGGGGGGTCTGCAGGGCCCTGTAGATGGAAGGGGGCGTGCCGCTGAAATTTTTCGCATGTCGATTGCAGGTAATCGACCCCCCTGGACCCTTCCACGTGCTCTGATCGTCTACTTGCGCGACAGAAGTCCCGACTTCTTCCATTCTCGTACTAGCCATAACTTTGTTGAATTTACCGCGAGGGAGGGCTTTCATGGTGCTTTCTACCGAAGAATTCCTCGATGAGTGTAGAGGTGCTCCCAAAAAAGATGCTCTGTCCGACATACCTTCTAACTTCGCCTCCTTTGTGTTCTTACGACCCCTTATTACAATATTGCGAGAAAGCAAACCCACATGCACTGGTGTTTCTACAGTTACGACATTGGCGTTAGTGTCCGTGAAGTTGCTGGTTGATTTCTGCGCGTGATGGAAGCGTAATGGCTGGGTCAGATTTATAGTAGATGTAGATTCCGTAATGGAATCGATGGTGCATATTTCAATACCGTATGAACCACGATGTGAGGCCGCGTCATCCCCGTCCTTATGAACATAGAAAGGCATAACTCCAGGCGTGCATTCGTGGAAGTTTTCTGCTCCGCGACCAGTTGCACTGTATTCGCACTCACTAATGTCCATCGCCGCGGTATCATGAGACCATGGATTGGACAAGGAAGTGACTACTACTTGAGATCCGGGAAGCCAGTCTTTAAGTGCGTCTATAGGACTAGACGTGCGTATGGATTGTTCACCCTTCGCTGCGGAACCCAAGACGCTTGCCCAAGTGTTGGGATAGCTTGAAGCGGCCTTTTCGTCGGCTATTTGTAGTGGTATGTCGACAAGATAAGAGTCTGCAGTAGATGTCTTGCTGGTAGTTGCTCGCCATATCTTGTACGTCACACTTTGTGGGATGTGACCAGCGAAGTGCAGATTGCCATTAAAGAGAACTGCTATGGATTTTGTGCCTATCGCATTTGAAATGCAAGTCCCCGTTACGCCTGTATAATCAGAGCAACAGCTGTCATTTAGAGTTGCTCCCGGTTGAAGGACATGGGGTGGATATTGAGAGCAAGGAACACCTGATTTGAAATATCCATAAGAAGAGTTCAGCATCTGCACAACCACACGCAGATCGGAATCTAGTCTTGCTGGGTCATCTGTAATGTCATTAGGGTCACCCGCGTAGCCGCATTGCAATAGACCACCCGACTCTACTATAGCAAACTCCAGTGACAAAGTCAAAGTCTTCCTTTCTCCTGGAAGCGGACAGATTAGGACAGACCCCCCGCGTCGCACAACAAGACCTTCGAGCTCTAAGGAAGAGCCTATAACAATTCGCGCGGGGCTCTCTACTAGGAGTACACGATTACGATCACTCGCAAAAACTCTAGTATAGCTGCCGCTACTTAGCGCATATTGAACAGTTCCGGACCACGTCGAGAAACCCTGACGGCTGTGAGGGGGCGCGAGGAAATAAGCCTCATTCTTTACATCTTCTGCCATTGTCTTCCAGTTTTCGTCTATTATGTTATCCGGATCGGAAAGATTGCCGTGATCATCTACACCATGTACTTCATCAACAGAAGCACGTGCATAAAATTTCCAAGGCATTTCCAGACTGCATCCCTTGGGCAATGTGGACGCGGGCGCTGCCGCTGCCGCCGGCGCTGCCGCAGGCGCTGCCGCGGGCACCGGCTTAGGGTCGTTGCCGAGTTTCAAAAGCACAAAGACAATTACACCAAATAGAGCAAGTATGACGATTGCAGTGATAGCATTCATTTGTTGTTGGCGTTTATTTCCCTAATACACAGACAATATCTGCAAGGATACATGCGCCAAAACACCCAAGAATAAAAGTTACGCCGCCTAAAAGTGCGATCACTTCTACGCGTGGAATCTTCTTTTAGACATGGAGCGCTCGGAGAGACTGACACAAGCCGCAGCAGTTTTAGTGTTATTTGCTGCGGCTATCCTCAACGCATCTGTGGCAACAGCCGCTCCGCAGTCCAAACCCCACGATACTACAGAAGCAATCAAAAATAAAGCACCAGCGTCTACCGAGCGTCCTGCGCAGCATGCAAACAGCATTTCGGTGACGATATGCTTAGTTGCGGCATTGGCTTATTTAGAGCTGCACGTTTCTTGCACAGGTTTGATGTCTGGAGATGTCCGAAGCCTTGATTGGTTGATTACATGTCCTCTACTTCTGATTGAGATGGGATTGCTATTGGGGGCGCGGGCTACTGACGGAGTAGTTCTTCTTGCAGCTGGTAGCAGTGCACTTATGGTCATAACAGGTTGGGATGCTCATACCAGTTCTGCATCATTCTGTTACGGAGTGTTCTTCTTTGCTATCACCGCTCTGTGTATGTACAACTTGTGGAGAAGAAGTCGGAGCACGCGGACCCGCGAAGGAGCCGTCAGATTAGCAGCTGCAGCTTTTGCATTGTGGCCGCTGTATGGCATAGTCGCAGCATCCGTCTTACTATGTGGCTCATCTCAGGCTATGGCAAACATTGGTTATAATGTACTGGATATAGGAAGCAAAGGTTTTTTGGGCCTATCAATTGCGCTTCTGGTATTGTCTGAACAATGATAGACTTGGTATTTTGTGTTTTCTTTCAAGCATCTTTGAGCTGCGTCCCGCGTATGCGAGGAAGCATCATTTTATAAAAATGATGCTTCCCTAATCGCCCCCGTGAATCACGTCCGCCATCACTAACTGATCGGTGGTGTGAAAGTAACCACTCAGTTCACAAATGAGCACAAGAAACAAAGTGCACGTCATGACAGCGTTGGCGAAAACTCTCTTATTGCTGTTGTCTTTAGCTGTTGTTGTTATCGCAACACTCATTTCAGTATTCGACAAGCATCAGGAATTGCTCGGCTGTAGATACTTGTTTCGGGCATCGAAGCATCCTTTCGTGTACGCCAGCAACATTGCGCTTTCTTCTCGATTGAGCCCGACTGATATTGAAAACTTGAAAATTGGTCAGTCCCGCATGACCGAAATGCTCCGCGTACTCGACAGCATATGTATCAAAAACAACGTGGAGTATTTCGCGATCGGAGGAACTTTATTGGGAGCTATCGCATACAAAGGTTGGATACCGTGGGATGGGGACGTCGACGTGGAAATTTTAAAATCTGACTGGAGCAAACTCGAAGGAATACTGCAAACGGAGTTACCAGGCAACATGTGGCTTCAAACTGAAAAAACAGACAGGCATTATAGAAGCTGGCTGCCCAAATTTGTCATGGGGAAAATAAGAGATTTAGACAGCTGTTACCACAATTGCCAAGATGGAAGAAGATACCACAATGGCTTCATGATAGACCTCAATTTGTACTACTTCAACAGTAAAGATCAGCTCGTCATCCCCGACAACAATAGAGTTAATTACATGTACAAACACGACGTATATCCTTTGCGGCGCGTACAGTTCGACAACATTTGGGTTAACGCGCCACGAAATTCTGAGAAGTATCTGGAAAGAAACTATAATTCAAACTTCAGCGAAATGCTACCTCGGGTCATGAGGTATCCGCATGAAGGTGTCCTGGATCCACATAATCCATGCCCGCACCATAGGGAACTGTATCCACAAATATACAAGAAGAGCGGCAAGCGCGTCAAGTCTCCTCAAACTACCTCATGACATGCCGTGTGAGGTGCTCCTGAGAGCGTGACTTAGACTTACCACCCGACGCTCTCTTGCTTTTACGTTTTAATTTTTGCGAAGATTTCATAAATCGCCCGGAAGATATCTTTCGCGTCAGAGCATCGTCTATCTTTTGAAACAGAGCCTCGGCGCAGGCTTCTCCAGACGCCTCGATGCTTCGCAGAAGCACTGCTATACCACGCCGTTTGTTCTTGCATAGTTTTTCTAGGATCAGAGATAAAACATATGGCAAAACACGAGGTTCGTGCACCAACGTGCAAGGCCACATACCTTGCTTCAATATGTCTGCCATTCTCTGCCTCAGCTCCTGATCGTAGACAGTTACATTCACGTTGTCAATCTTTACCTGATTCAACCCCTCTTGGATACGTGGAGTCATGCGGATGACGTCACGCATTGCTTTCACATAGGACACCTTGCCTTTTAATCCATGCTGAATCATATAAAGTCGCAACTCGGTGTAGTGCTGTTCTGCCCGCTTTACGTCGGGTGGAACAAATGTGATCTCCTCCGTAGCCAATACTTTCTTTTGAACATCACACTGAGTCGACAAGTCTTTCCAGAGCTTGGCCTCTTGTGGTGCTTTCAAGTGAGTGTTGAAGATAGCAGGTCCCGGCGATTTATGGAAAAAGGACGGATTTAATTTTTCAATGTCTCTTGCAGTTTTGCAAAATACGCATTGCCCATCGGCGTAGCCTATACATGGTTCGTGAAGCGTGCTCGCGTCGAAGTCTTCAAGTGTGACCAAGTCTTCTGAACACGCATAATTGCCACACTGGCGACTCATTTTGTTGTATTACGTTTTTTGTAGAGAAGTCCCGGCGCGCCTGTGCGACCATAACGCGTGAAGAACACAATATCTGTTTTCAGAATTATCAGACAAACTCTAAAATGACTCCTGTCAGCAAAGCCGTATGGGGTCCCGCTGCGTGGACGCTAATGCATGCGGCCGCGGCGGCTTGCGACGACGAGACCGCAGCCGGCTTCTGTGCTTTCTTATATTCGCTCACGCACGTGCTTCCATGTCCGGAATGCCGTGCTCATCTCTATGACTACGTACGAGCGCACCCCCCCGACGAACATATAAAGGACGCTCAAACTGCCTCTCGTTATTGTTTTGATCTGCATAATTACGTAAACGTGCAAACTGGCAAAGCTTCTCAACCGCCTCGCATACTTTACAATATGTACAAAGTTCGCCTTGAAGATTTAGATCAAGGCGCCGCGTCTAGCACGCAGGTGTCTTCCTATGCTGCGTCCCGCAGAAGTCAGCGGTACCGACGGCGCTCCTTTCACATTCTGTGAGCGCGTGCATCACGTCTGCTGCTTGCTCGAGCAACGAGTCAGTAGCAGCTTTGACGCACTCTACGGCTGGCATTTGTCCCAAGGATTCCACGCCTATCTTCACTCGTGGTCCTACCGTTACGTGCATATGCGGGATAATTTGCTTGAGAACTTCAGCTCGAGCAGGTCGCGAATCTATTCTGGTGCACACGAATGCCGCGTCGCAATGGAATCCATTCTTCGTGAGTGTCTGCATCTCAGCGTCAGATGGTGCACGGGGTAAATGTACATCAGCGTAATAAGAGGGAGCTGCTACGCAGTGAAACTTGGCGTGTTCGAGTGGACGGCCACGCCTAAAGCGCAACTCTGCGTGGAAGGTTTGCCCCTTTCGCAACTGGACGAGAGAAGCTTCCCTGTCCAGGGGTGCAACTCTGAGCAAGTCATCATCAAATATGATGTCTTTGCCTAGCACATCTCGATGCTTAACGTTCACGACTCCTCGAGTCTTATCGGAGGTTCCTTGTAGAGCTAACTGTCCACACCTATGGGCGAGCATTGCTCCTTCAAAGGCACTGGTGTTCGTGTGGATGAGAACTGAAGAGCACGCTATAATTGGCACGCTGGTCCACAAAGCGCGCCTGATAATGTTAGCAACCCAGAAGGATGGACACACAACGCAACAGGTGTGTTCATGTGATGTTTCTTCCAAGGTAAAGGTTCGCAAGCGCTCTTCAAAAGCGGCCAACAGTGTAGGTAATGTAGCAATATCTATGACGAATTCTACTTCCGCGTCGTGCGGGTGGTGACGAATGCAGTAGGCTTCGCTACGTTCATGGAGCTCGTGGGAAATACTGCACAGAGCTTCTGGAAGAGTGGAGGAGGCAACGGTGAGCTTATATCTGTTTGCTTCTAAGCGCACGCAACGGGCTATCATCTTGCAGCGCGGTCTATTGAGCGGAATCTAAGGAAAAGCTAATTGAAATATTTACTTATTGGTGCGCGTGTATGTCTACTTTTACACCAAACGCAACGGTTTGGCACAATTATGGATTATGGCAGTGTACGTCCCAGATTCCTACAGATAGACCAGTTCCGATTGGTGCTGCCTATATGAGCGGGTGGGTCATCTTACGCAATGAGCTGTGGATTGCCACAGTGAGTGATATGGCGCTTGATCTCTTACTTTCAAGAGCAGACATGGACTTTCTGGAGGAATGCGCCACAGCCCAGCTATCTTGCTGGGTGTGCGGTCTTGTTTTTATGACGAGGCACGCGAGAATGATGGTACCACAAGACATATCTGTGTACTGTTTGTCCGGCAGCACAACAACTCGCAGACCCAGTGCTGCACTCGGTCGCATGCTATCGGATAACTTGCATTTCTGGTCTCTCCAACAAAACTGGAATAAACTGCTTTGTTCCAGTAGTGGGAGGAGAGGCCCGAGCCGAGCTCTGCATCCTATGACTGACCTGCATCTGCCTCCGCAGTACAGCGAAGATAAACGGTGGGAGCTATGCCTCGGCTATGTATATACGCTGCACGTGCAAGCTCAAATTACGACCAGAGCGTATCGTTTCTTTGGAGCAAGTGCTTGTCCACTAGGTTACAGTGATTACCTTTATGACTATTCCACGCAGTCTTGTGTTCGATCCGAAGAAGTAAGCGGTGAGATTTCTTGTGTACCGCAAGGATGTATGATTATGGCACAAGCGGCTCCTTCTTTACTCTTGGCTGTTCGCGGGTGTTGTATTGCACCTGTAAAACCGAATGGACAAATGCTAGTAGTAGTACCAAAGGAGGCCTTTCCTGCGGTCCGGACAATGTTGGCTGACTTAAATGTTCATTTCATTTTGAGTCGAGACGATGTCGCTTGCGCTCACTTACATCCGATTGTTTTAGTCACTGCTCAGCTCTTGAAATCCTTACCAAGCATTCGAGCAGTTCAGTGGGAGCGCGTAGTTCTGTTTGATTGGCATCAGATCTGGAGACAATTGTCCAGGCAATTCTGTTCACAGACCGGGCCCTTCCTGCACCGACAGATGCAAGTTGTGCTTATGCAAGTGGATGATATCTCCGGCTCCAAGCGACGGCCGCCGTGCAATCCCCAGGAATTAGCTATAATTCTGGGTGTACATCCTTACTTCCTGGGAAAACCAGCAAGAACAAAAGACATCATGTACGAACGTATATTAAGTATAGAGGACGAAAGACGAGAAGCGAGAAAACAAGTATGTCTCTATGAGATACTATCTATAAAACCGCCAACGCCGCATGAGCTACTCGTTGCAGATAAATATGAGGGCTTTAAACGGATGATGGCAGCTCAACTCGGTTCGTTGGCTGAGTCGCGACTAAGCGTCGCCGTGTTGCGTAGTAACGAAACATTGCAAGGCTTCTTTGACAAGCACCGTACTCAAGAACCTCTTTCTACATTTGCTGCATCGAGTTTCAGCTCGGGATCTGAAGATGGGAAATGCGCTATCTGTATGCGCGAGGAGTGCGAGGACGTAGCAGTGACTCGCTGTGGACACTGGTTTTGTGTAGATTGCATTACGCATGCTTCTGGCAACGGCTATAAAAAATGTCCACTATGTCGGACAGATATCGCTCGCTCTCATGACATCGTCATAGTGGATAGAAACAAGTGCAGTAGATCAACATTCTTTGAAAACTTGGCAGGGTTATTGTGTCTACGTCTACAGAAGTCAGCGCATTACAAGATGTTAGTGGTGTGCTCGTACGGCGCTAATATGGAAAGGGTAGCTCGCGCATTGCGACTCAAGGGACTATGTGTTGTCGCGTGGAGCGGTAATGCAGCGCAGCTGGCGCAGCATTTAAGTAGATTCAAGAGCACCAAGAAATGCGCGATGCTCTACGATTCCGACTTTTTGTCTCTGCAATGGATGCAAGAGCTCCCCGACGTACAGGAGATCATGTGCATTCTTCCTCTTGATACTGATCGTACCGACGTTTGTTGTAAGCTGCGAGATGCGCTGAAGATCAGCAGCAGAGCACAGCTCACATTTGTCTGGGATGGAGCGTCTTCTCAACTGCCTTCAGACGAGCCTACATGCGAATGCACAGAATTCTGTCAATGTCCAATTCTAATAAACTCGCTCAACCGAATAAAATGAATGCGATGCTACCTTCGTTCCCAAACTTGTTTTCCGTTGCGGTTGATAAGAGGGATCGAGCGCGATTCTAGTGCATCTGCCAAGGTAAGCAGGGGTGTCGGATTGAGGGGACACGCTCACATAGGCTTGCCCGTCTATAATAGCATCATCCCGTTTGCTTCTCACATCCGTAACGAATTTGTTAAACTTAACTTGCAATCGTACTACACCTTCGTGAGAAGTTGTTATACGAACCTCCGAGATATGATCCAAAGTTGCGAATCGATCGGCGTGATCATCTCTCGCACTTGCTTTCAACACTAGCCATTGAAATGTTGAAATAGCGATGGCCCTTACCGTCGGCGCGCCCCTAGCACTTGGAAGTGAGGTTTGAATCTTATCTAGCGTGTTTGCCACTTCGCTACCTGAAAATGTTATTACATTCGTCCTCTGTGAAATGTCTTTTTCTACATCGGAAACTTGCAAACTAGTTGTATTATTTTTCCATCGTGGGTGCCCATTTATATTTAACGTAAATATTATAAGATAGACGTATTCTATGGAGTTGATGAGTATTTTGAACCATTAGTAGTAACGAGCCCAATGGTTTAAGAGATAATTTCCATTGCAAATAATCGTGAACAAGGGTCATCCATCGTCGGCGGACTTCATTTGAGCGACTATCGAAATGTTATTTGCCCCCGCAAACAGGACATTAGGGCTTCCACTATTGTAGATTTGCGGCTTTTGTGTTTATCTCCACGATGCTTCTTGTGGAGATGTAGTAGGTCACTTACCTTCCCAACACCGAGAGAGCCTGCTAATATACGACTCGTACTTTATTCGATGCAGACTATAATCGATACGACAAAGAGTCTCTTTCCAGCACTGTATCCTGTGTGGCTTGACTGCATACTAAAAACCTCGCGCAAACTGAACAATCTTTTCTAGATTCCTAGATACATTTTCGATAACATCTAAATGGGACTGAGGATGCAAGAGGCTGCGCTGTCCACAATACGTGTCACTGCCATAGATCCTGCTAGGACACGCTGGAAAATTCGATTGAGGCTACATTATTTTTGGAATGAGCCTGGTGAGGTCCTAATGTCACTGCGGGAGGTAGGCATAGCCGTCTTGCTGCTTACTCCAGGTGAGTACAAAGTACAACGCACAGTGCTTTGTGCATCGCAAGCGTGTTTCAATGCCCATGCGCACACTTGGCTGTCCGCTCTACATAGTACGGGGCAAAGCCCATTGACGGAAAACTTTTCCATAACATTCAGCGCCTGCTCTGAGCAGGAAGATACCAAAGAGCTGTTTCCTGCTCGTGCATTGTGTACGCAAACAACTCCATCGTGGCAAGGCAATGCCGTATCTCCAGTGAATGAATATATCGACAGGTGGTCGAGGTCAATCGCAGATGGAAGCGAGCGGCAGTGTTTTCGTATAAGAGGTCTTGCAGTGCGTTGTGGGTATTCATTGCCACATGTTCGCGAATTGGCGTTGGCAGCTCCATTGCGATTCAGGCAGCATATTCCCGCGCAAGTGTGTCACCCTCACGACGTTCGCACCACCCTCGCGTCGAGAGAACATCTCGCTATTTGGGACGGAAAATGGCTGTGGTTGCATCACAACGACTCCAAGTGCGTATTCCCGTGTCTCTCTTGGAGCATGCCCTTGACCTCCACAGCAGGCGCAGATGGCATTGCAAGTCAAACTGGCGTGCTTCGCATTCAGAACACAGAAGTTTCTTATTATCCTGTAGTGAGAGACTTGCGAATGAAATGGGATACTAATACTCGTATGCGCATAGCTTGCATAATCGAGCAAGCTAGGTGTGCAGACACCCGGGCAGAGGTCTTACTCTGGATGTCTAATTGCGGATGCCTTTGGCGTACACACCTGGGCTGCCCGCATTCGACGTCTACGCAGCTTACAGTTGATAACTTGCCAAACTGTTGGGGGCGGCGCGACGTATGGTGCAGGAGTGATCGATTGTGCAGGAGCTGGTCATGTCAACGTGCAGGTCGCGACGTTGAACCTGCATCCGATGTACGTTGGGTATGCCTGTGTGGTGCGTCTACTGCGAGTACGCCCAGTACTGCTTTCATGAATGCGTTTAATTTGCACGTAGAGAGACTATGCTTGCGGACGGAGAGTACTGTACATAGTCAAACAGACGAGAGGGACTTGAGTCTTCTGGCTGATGACCTTAGCAGAGGGGATGTCACTTTCAGTTGCGACTTGTTCCACGGCGGTGTGGTGTGCTTCTTTAATGCAAAAGGCGAGACAAAAGCAGTATGTGTGAGCAGAACTTGCAAAGAGACGTGGTTGTCAGCACCGGCCGGGAAACCACTCTACAATGCTCGCGGAGAATGTTTCGCATATATAGATCAAGGAGGACACCTAGTGTTTGTATGCCTGAAGTCCCAGACAGGATTCTCTAAGAGAATCGCCATACCCAGTTTGCATGGCACACACCTGGTTGCATCTCGCATTAGAATTGAAGGAGAGATGCAGGACGTGCTCATCACATCCCATAGTAATGTTCTAGGCAGTACCTGGAGACCCAGCTCCGCACCGGCCTGTCCTATACAACTTAAAAGCAATCGCTGGAAACTGATTCCTCCAAAAGTGCCGTATTTGACGTGTTGCACATGGTCGGGGGAAATTGTCTGGTGTCTGGAGTTGCCATGCGTAGGTGAATGTCTTCTCATCATAGACAACGTTTTTTGTCTGGTCGGAACGACATGCGGCATCTTCGAAATAGATGCGCAAAATGGCATACTTTTAGATTGCCTGTCGAGCTTATCAGCAACGACACTTGTTGGGTGCAAGACAACGAGCAAAGAATGGACATTGGCGGGGAAAACTGATGCGCATGATCACTTTATTATCTCGTTTCTTCCCAAGATGCATCTACCCCATGCCATGCACTCCTAGATCAACTGCTAGGATGCGCTCCTCCCGTTTAACAATGGGGCGGTTGTTTCAACTACCATCCGAGTACATTGTGGCTGTAGTAACTTCAGCGGATCGTAAAGTTCTAACTTGAGAAGTGTATACACTTGCAATTGAATCATGCATACTTCTGTCTTCCCCGCAAGTTTGATAATTTCACGAAGCTTTTCTGCGTACGTAGAATGTGCGAACAATTTCGAAAGAAGATGCGGTGCATCGAATAATTGATGTACCTTATAACAATTGAACACAAGTTCGTCGAGATGCTCATTTAAAAAAGTACCCGATTGATCGTCCTGGAATTGGTCAGAGTCGCTCTGCGATCTTTTGGTGGATCTTCCCAGCTACGACCATTGATAAAAGAGGACAACTACAGTTGAGACTTTAATTAATCTCGTTTGTCCCCAAGGATCCCATGCTACAACACAGTCCTCCCTGTCCTTGGCCAGTATGGCCATAGAATGTAAACACCCACCACGGTCCTCTTCGCAAAAAAATAATCCATCACTAAACTTCTGGGAAATAGTGTCATGGACTTCAGCACAAGGAACGACAACTGGTGGTAGACAGGGCCAATTAGATAGGAGATCCAGGGCCTCCGAAACTAGACCTCCATTAAGCCGACTATAATCTATCGCACCTACGTCGTGTGGGGGTGCACCCCGACCGAATATATGGCATATCGCTTTAGCAAGCAGTCCCCAATACAAATCCGTGCAGCACTTCAAGGAAACTGTGCAAATATTTTCAGATCCTTTGTCTGTGCAAAAAGCATAGTCAACTTGCACTGCGGTCCTACGTGGGAAACGCACGGTAGCATTAGACGTGGAGAGGTGTATCATGTCCACAAACAAAGCAGGAAAGCGAAGATGTAGCGCGGCCACGGCGGACCAGAGCCAACAGTCGCCGTTGTTTTGTTGTAATGGTAGAGGAAGCACGTACCGACTTGAAAATTTGTATGCTTCGATCGCTACCAGCGAGTAGTCGTGGTAGACTCGTTCACTGCGTATTTTTGAACATCGAGAAGACATATCTTGAACTCTCAATTCAGCTACTGCTTCCTATTGCAATGTTTTGTCTAAGGAAGCCTGCACAGAAGCGTCCGTCCATTCTTCCATAATTACGCGATGCTAACCTGCTCGCTTAGGCTATCCTGTATCCGCAGCTGCGATTCCTAGTAGCATGCACTACCCATAATATATTCAGTGGCCATATACTAAATAGAAATAATGCCATCAAAATCACTGTCGACCCCGAAGCGGAGCCAGCAGATGGAGGATACTGCTGCTGGAGTACATGGTGCACCAACTCGAGTAACACTCGCGCGCATGTCCTTGACACATATCGGATTAGGCTTGTCTGCAGCCGCGGCAATCGCAGCCGGTGGGACGAGCTTTGCCAGGCAACTGCGGGGAGCTTCTCGCAGTGTCGAGGAATCTGATACGCACCACGAAGGCTCTGCGCCTGACAGCAGCCTGGGCAGCGCCAGTAAAACTACAAATTACATATCTAGTCTGTCAGTGCGATTGAAAGAGGATGTGGCAAAATCATTCAAAGATAAAGCAGTAGACATTGTTGTTGAAATTGTGTACGGGAAAGATCAATTTAGGATCCTAAAGCGTGCAGATGCAAATATCCAAGGGCCACTTGTCTTCCAGCACAAGTTATGCCCATGGTTTACATTGTTTGGCCCATTTGAGATAACGCCCAAGAAGCAGATGTATGTGACTTTGAAGTACAGCTTACAGAACAACAATCCCAAGCACTTCTTTGGTAAATGTACCCCGTTTAACTTGGATTCCTATGAACAATCCACGGAGTTATCCCGTGGACTTTTTCCGAACGGAATTATTCCAATGAGTACTGTATTATATGACAAGTCGGGCGAGACGAACTTGGGTGTAGTCCTAATTCAGTTCCAATTTGGAGCCTTGAAGGCTTGCGTAAGGCTACCTATACTTAAACTACCTACAAGACATACGGTGCCTCCTTATGAATCTGAGTATTCGAACGACGTGTCAGATGAATTGCAGACTTGGTTGGACAAAGTAGATGCTGTTTTTGTAACAGGGGAAAGAAGCAGCCTCGTGTTCAAGTCTTACGGGGAGCTTCTAGACGACTACGATGCGTTAATATGGGATGGTTGTATACCGTCGTCTAGTGTAGATCCCTTTGTGGATATTATTCGCAATTCTCTAGAGAGGAATAGTCATCAAATTGGCATTGTCCTGCGAAGCATGCATCACAGGGAGGGACATTACAAAGACAATCTGCATGCGGCTATGGCCAATGTAAAAAAAAGAATCATAATCTTATGGCTGGAAGACGCTGGTGATGCGACGCGTAATCTCATTTTGCCGATGCGTTCAACAGAGCTACCGCTAAATTTGCCTTTGGTTTCGCGTGACAAGCAAGAATCAATATTAGCAGCAGCAAATGTTTGTCACTCTGGTCTTGAGAAGCTTCAGGTGGATAATGTGATATGCCTTGATGGCGGGGACACTTCATTCTGGGAATGCTTACATATGCCAACATCCTACGTGTGGAACATTTATTTGCTATCGATGTATGCAGATAAAAGCCCGTTTCTTAAATTTGCAAATAATATAGAAGAATATGATGCGAGCCTCGAGTGTAATGACTTCATTTTTTTTGTATTTGCGAACGCACAGAGTTATCCCGTTGTGCATTTCCTCGTGAGTAGGGTAGAATGATTTGTGCCTACTAGAGCTGTATAATGCTGCTCTATGTCTGCAGTGCTGCAAAATTATCGGTATACACCTGTGCAGTTGCACCACGCGTTTCTTCTGATCATAGGACCGGATTCATGTTAATCATCAATGCAGAAAATGCAGGGAGTAAACGCATCAGACAGCCACTGCGGCCAGCTGAACAGATATATGCAGATGTTGAAATCGCTGATACATTCAACAGTGGAATGAGTCTCTAGCTCCAAAGACTGTCGCAGTCGTCTTCTAGATTTCTATCTTCACTAGGTGCTATGAGACATTTTGGTCCATCTCTGCATACCTGGTATATCGAAACAGAAGTGCATTCACGCAGCTGGTCAGGATTGAAGTCCGCTGCTCGGATTTTGATATGTTTCGTAAGTGGATCTGAGAAACTTACGACAAAGCTTACGATCTGTTGTGCGCATACGTGAATATTTCCACTAAACATAACAGTGAAATTTGCAGACGCGCGCGCCGCACTAGCCTGAGAAGCTTGGAGGCGCGCATAAACAAAACGCTCCTCGTGTCTTAACGATACCATTCCAACGCTGACATTGCTTCCGTCTTTACCTAAGTCTTCGCCTAGTGACTTATCGACTATGAAACACACAGCCAGGTCAAAGTGATATAATCCTGGTTCACACAAGCAAAATGCCCCGCGATTGTATGCAATGCGAGGATCAGTTTCGATCTCGGTTACGTGTCTATCAAATGGAATAGTGAGAGACTCGCCTGTCCCAATCTCTAGATTTCTTTTACCCAAAGCGCGAGTGAGAGCGCTCAAACTTGTGCAGGTATGTGCATAGTCACTCTTTTTGCGTTTGTTGCAAGTTGTCGTCATGTGTCACTTTCTTTCACCCGCGACTTTGCACCGCACTTTTGCGCATCAAGGCTTTCAGACAGTCTCTTAGAGTGCATCTCCACCACTTGTTCCTCCTCCACTACCGAACGCTGACTGGTAGATCTCAAACATAGATATAGCACCCACTAGTATGGTGACAGCACTGATACCCTGCCAAATCTTGTCTGAACCCGTCCAAACTCTGACATTCTTAGGATAAGAGTGGCGTTTACTAAAAGATGTAATGCTAGCGAACAATGCAAATGCCAGGCACCATAGTGACATCCATTGGAGAAAGTTTGCCATTTATAGCAAAGACAAATTCGCAGTTGCACCTACCTAGTCATCATTTGAAATATTTAGTATAGTTGTGGCGAGTAAGCGGATTCGGTACAAGTTCATTCTTTTACGTTGTTCTTCAACAAAGATGTCTACCCTCTCAACGCCGCTTTTTATAGAGCCATCATGTTCGCTCCCTCTGCCTGCATTCGTACCCGTGAGCGCTACTAGCGGCCCAGGCGGAGGAGGTACCCACTTTCCGACCCAAACCATTAGCCTGGATTCTGAAGATACCCTGACCAGATTGTTGCCTTCTTCGATGCCACTCATATACATAAAATGGCCCAAATATTTGATGGGGTCTCGTGTACGCGTGTTTAAGAACCTTGAGGAACTCGGTGAGCATAACCAGCCTCTCATGTCATTCCTGGTTACTTCTCCCATTACCCCACTAGGAGGAATATATGCGGACTTTATCGTGCCCTCCAATGTGGCTGGTGTTATATTGCTTGGCGATGCACTAGACACAACCTTTGATGTATTTCAGCTTTCTTGGCGGCGGCCTACCACAGAGTCCACATGCAACTCTCTTGTACCAACAGAGTATACCCTTGTAGGCGCCGATAAAAGGATTGTTTTCAACCAAGGAGAATACTCAGTAGGTGACAATCCTGAAGTATACATTGAGACTACTCGGTGTAAGACATCACCGGACAACGCAGCGTGGAATTGGACAGTCTCTTGCTCTGCACGTAGAACAACCCCGGAGCAGTTCAATGGCGTAGACAACAACGAGGGCACGCTTTTGCTCGATAGTGTGTTAGAAGCACTCAATCGTGTGTAAATGCAGAACTTCAAGGCGCACTCTTTCTTTTTTTGGCATGTCTCAGAGGGGAAACGTTTCGTTTTCGCCTTCCTAACATCTTGGCCACTAGGATGTGATCGATCTCGGCGAGGGTACCTGAGCTGTCTTCTATTTCATCTTCCTCTTTAACGCGTAGTATGTACTCAAACCCTTCAGGTAATGCACACACACGTTCTTCGTGACATGTCACATTGCGCGGAATTGCAGCTGCTTGCACACATTCCGATTTCTGAGAGTCTGACGATGTGGTATCGGAGGATACGGATGTAGCTTCTGTACTATCGGTAGAGGCTACAGATATAGAATCAGTGAAAGAGTCGGGAAAGCAGGGCGGCGCAGGACCCTTGCGAGAACGCCAGAGGTGTTTTTCATCCATCTCTACACAAACCTGAGATCTGTAGATAGCTCCGCACGAATTTTGGAGAGAGTGTAGAGAGATGTCGCACTGAGTTGGCTCTTGGAGACATGACTTGTGTGCCGGCAGGCGGGGAAGAGACATACACGCACCTGAGCGAGCTGACCAGTAAGAATAGTTGGAGGAGGGAGAAGTGTAAGGAGCTCTCGTAAACAGAAGCGCGCAGTCTCCAGGTGCACGGCCTTGTGGTACGTAGATGGCATCGAGTTGCTGCAATCTCCATATGTAGTGAGCTCGACATTCAAGAAGTGCAGCTCTATTTTGGGCTGAAGGGCAAGCTCTGTATATTCTTCCGTAAGCTTCCAAGAGAGCTCGCACCACCTCTCTCTGCACAAAAGCTTGCTCGCTATGCTTTTCAAAGCTACAAAATGTTAGCACGCAATCGGGAGGGAATTTGTCTAAAGATTTAGACCTCCAACATACGTCCAGAAAAGCGGGGTGCCACTGCGGAGAATCGCGCCGCACAAATGAGAGCACTGTCTTGTCATGCACAAGAGAAGCACATTGCTCAGGAGTGCCAAGGGGGGTCTGGCCAAAAAATGAAAAAGGGACTTCCTTGAAGCGTTCTAGGGGAGACAAGGCATCTAGACAACGCCGATGATATTCAAGGCTTGCCCCCGCTCTCAAGAGGTCCTGCGTTAGGAGGGCCCATCCATAATGGAGTCGGTTGGTGAGCGGAGATGTCCACTGTTTACATCCGTCGACCCATTTAGATATGCAGTCGCGACAATAACAGAACCCATCAGAAATCATTATGGGATCGTTAAACACTTCTCTGCAGATTGGGCAGTATTCTGCGAGTTTGTTGTCATTCATCATAAGAGCGGACATGCCAGAGTGGGACGGCTGCACGGAACATAAAGTCAAGGTTTTAAACAGAGTTCATATATGGGGTGCAGCTATGGACGAACTGCGACTGTAAGTTCGGCGCGATGTTATAATGTTTTGCCTTTACGCACAAAACATAGAGCGAGTACAGGAAAGAAATACTTGCAATGAGTACTCTGCACCGTGGAGCATCTCCGGACAAGCCGCCTCACCACCCCTCGACGGGGCCACCCGCCTCTCCTCACCACCCCTCAACGAGGCCACCCGCCTCGCCTCACCACCCCTCGACGGGGCCACCCGCCTCGCCTCACCACCCCTCGACGGGGCCACCCGCCTCGCCTCACCACCCCTCGACGCGGCCACCCGCCCCGCCTCACCACCCC